CTCATATTGACTTCACTCCTCCGAAAGCAGTTCAAGAGTCTGCTCGTCGAGCTCTTGAAGTCAGAGCAACAAAGCCAGAGTCTCAGAAGGGATTGACGAGCGTCGGAATTGCTCGAGCTCGTGATCTTGCAAACGGACGCAAGGTTTCTCCAGAGACAGCTCGAAGAATGTTCTCATACTTCAGCAGACATGAAGTCGACAAAAAGTCTCCGAAGTGGAAAGACTGGAGCAAAGGTCGAATTGCTTGGAACAGCTGGGGAGGAGATGCGGGGTTTCGATGGAGTCGCTCATTAGTCAATCAAATGAAAAGAGCAGATGAAAAAATGAATTCACTTAGAGCATACACTGAAACAGAATTTGAACTTTATGAAGAGCGAGACGAGCGAGAAGATGGTCTGACAGTTGGAAGACCTTTCAAAACTCTTGCACTCGGACAAGTTACTTCAAGAATGAACGGATCGAACATCGGAAAAGAGATTGATAAAAGTCTCCTCGAAGAGCTTGTCAGAGTCTTCAACGAGCGTTCTGAGAATGATCCTGTTGTCATTGATTGGCAACATTCAACGAGCCCTTTTCAAGGTGGCTCCCCAGCTCCTCCCGAAAGCGGAAACGCTCTCGGATTGATTGTCGGTTTAGAGCTTAAAGATGATGGACTTTATGCAATACCAGCTTACAATGAAAGAGGGGTTGAAGTTGTACAAAATGCTGGTGGTGTTCTTTGGAGTTCTCCAGAGTTCATCACTGGAGATGTTTTCTCAAGAGACGGAGGGGAGAAGATCGGAGACGCTCAGCTTTTAGCGGTGACTCTGACTCCTCGTCCTGCTCAATCCAACAATAAAATCGATCGAGTTGTTCTGAACGAAAGGCTAGACATGAAAACCGACGAAATGACACACGAAGAGCTAAAAAAAGCTTATGAAGCGAAGGACGAACTAGTCAAAAAGCTTGAAGCTCAAATCGCTGAAATGAAAGACGATGCAGAAGCTTCAATGATGACTGATGACAAGTCCAAAGAGAAAGACGAAGACAAGTCTGAAAAAATGGGCGAGTACAAAAAAGACGAAGAAGAAAAGAAGTCAAACATGATGAGCGAGAGTCTCAAAAATCAAACTCTTCTTTCTGAAGTAACTGCTCTTAGAGAAGCGAATGAAAGTCTCAATCAGCGTCTTGAAATGATTGAAGCTGAAAAACGAGAAATCGAAAAACGAGAAGCTGTTAATGTTCTTTTAAGAGATGGACGAATCGATCCGTCTGAGATTGACACTGTCGGCAGAGCTTACGAACTCAAAGAGACAGAGCCCACTTTCTGGCAAATGTTCAGCGAGCGTCCTCTGAATTCAAGCGTTAATCTCAACACAATCGGACACGGTGCATCTGGTCAAGAGATCACAAAGGCAACTTTGAACGAGCGAGTTGAAGAACTTAAAAAAGAAAAAAGCATTTCATATTCAGAAGCCTTGAACTTGTTCAGAGCTGAGAATCCAGAATACTACAAAAAAGCATTTGGAGCTTAATCATGGAAAACAATATCATTTCATTTATCGCAAGCGAAGCAATCACTGAATTCTCTGTTGTTGCTATCAAGAACACTGGAAAAGTTGGACTACCAACTGGAGCGAATGATGACGGAATCGTCGGAGTCGCTCAAAGAACTGTTTCAGCGGGAGACGCTGTTGACGTTCTTGTTTATGGCTTAACTCGAGTGAAAGCATCGGGAGCGATCACTTTTGAAGCAACTCCTGTTCTTCAAGCTGAGTCAGACGGAGAAGTTTCAGCTGTTGCTTCGGGAAATTATCCGATCGCTCGAGTCCTTCCGAATGTTAATCAATTAAGCACTACGGGAGCTGGCGAGCAGTTCCTTGCGTTCTTTGCTGGTGCTTTCACTCCTAGAGCTTAATAGAAAGAGTTTAAAAAATGGCAAGTTCATATTCTAATATTCATCCCGTAGACGAGATTCTTTCAAGTCTAGTTGTTGAAACCGTTCAAAGTGATGACATCTTCATCGCTGACAAAGTCCTTGAGACTGTTCAGATTCCTCAGAGAAGCGGAACTCTTTTGCTTGAAGAGAGTCGGAACTTCATGGGAGCGGGAGCGGGTCTTGATTTCCAAAGAGCTCCAGGAGCAAGTCGCGCGACTTTAGGAAGCTTTGATCGTACTAGTCAAACTTACAGAGCTTTAAATTTTGGTCTTGATGAGACTATCGCAATGGAAGACATCATCGATTCTCAATATCCAGGCTCTGAAGAAGAGCGAGCTGTTCGCAAGGTTGCTCGAGCTCTGAGACTTGCAAAAGAGAAGAGATGCGCTGATCTGCTTTTCGGTACTGCAAACTTCAATAACTCAGACGCAGCTACTGAATTCGGAGGAGAATTTGATGACGCAAACGCTGAACCTTTAAGCGATCTATATGATCTTAAAAATACAGTTTTTGAGGCGGCGCATGGTGTTAATCCCGATACTCTTATTCTTG